CACAAAAGAAGCCTGGGATAACAACTGGCCGGTCGTTGCGGCATACGCAGGCGGCCTTGCAGCGGGAGGCGGCGGGGCCAGCGGTGCAGCTGGTGGCGCCAGTGGAGCCGGCAACGCTGCGGCAGGCGGTGGATATGCGATGTCTGCCGGAGATGCGGCAGCACTCGAAGCCGCAAGCGCATCCGGTGGTGGCGTTGTCAACGCTGGCATGGGCATGAGCGCTCCGGCTGCTGGGGGCGGGGCTAACTGGATGAGCCTCGCGGGGCAGGGGATTGGCTTGCTGGGTCAGGCTGGCGGTCAGCAGCAACCCGCTTCTGCGGCTCCCGCTCCGCAACAGCAGCAGCCTAACGATTCGTTACAACGTCGTGTCGCGCAACAAAAGCGCATCCAGCAACTGCGACAGAAGCAGCGCAAGACATTGGGCGAGCAGCAGGAGCTGCAGGAACTGATGCGCAATCAGACGGGGCAGATGTAATGGGCAAGCTCGACGAATACTTCAATCGCGGCATGGGCGGCCTCATCGGCTCGACCGGCAGTTATGGTGGGCTGCTGGGCGACGATGAGAAGAAAGCCGCCAATCAGGCCGCACAGATGGCGCTTGCGGCACAACTGCTCGATGCGGGCGGATACAGCGATCAGCGTGTGGGAATTGGCCAAGCCCTCGGTCGTGGCATGTCTGCGGCAAGTCAGGCGCGTCAGGGCTCTGTCGATCAATCGTTGCAGTCTGCATTGCTTCGAAAGCAGATGGCTGCGCTCGATCAGAAGACAAGCAACGAGCCGAACTCCGTTCGTGAATACCAATACGCCAAACAGAACGGGTTCGAGGGCAGCTTCCAGGATTGGGTGATCGCTGGCGGGCAGAATTCGCGACCCTCTGCTGTTCAGGAATGGGACTTCTACAACAAGCTCCCGAACGAGGAGAAGCTGAAGTACTTGGAGATGAAGCGTAACCCTGGCATCGACATCAAGAGCGTCGGTGGCGTTCCTACTGCAATCGACGCATCACGCGCTGGTGGTATCAATCAAACGGCGCTGTCATCGCTTCCAATCGAGACCGGCGCTGCTGGTGCGATCAAGCAGGCCGAAGCCCAAGGCGGCGCAATCGGCAAAGGCTCTGGCGAGATTCAGGCGGGAATTCAGAAGAAGGGCTCTGATGCTGTCGGAACGAAGTCGGCTATCGAGCAGGCTCGCGAGATCATTCCGAAGGCAACAGGCAGCGCTGGTGGCGCCGCATATGACGCCACGCTTGCGGGTTTCGGAACCGCTACAGAAGGCGCGAAGGCGATTGCAAAGCTCAAGGTACTGCAAGCGAACCTCATGACGAACATGCCTCGCATGGAAGGTCCGCAGTCAGATCGCGACGTGGATTTGTATCGCGAGGCAGCGGGTCAGATCGGCGATCCGAAGATCCCGCAGGAGATCAAGCTCGAGGCGCTGCAGACGATCGAAGAGCTTCAGAATAGGTATCAGGAACGCGCCGGCATGTCCTCGCCTTCTTCACCGAAGACTCCCAAGCGGGTCAAGGTCGACGCGAGCGGTAAGGTCATCCAGTAATGGAAATCGAACTTCCAGACGGCACGATCCTTGATGCTCCAGACGATGCAGATCCGTCTGCAGTCGCTAAAGCCTATATGGCCAATCAGAAACCTTCCCGTCGTCCGTGGGGTGAGGAACTCAAGCGCGGTGCCGGCCTCACTGCTCGTGCTGGTCTAAATGCTGTTGCAGCACTGCCTACCATGGCGATGGATCTCGGTGTCGGCGTGCGCAACCTGTTCCCGAATCAGAACTATGAGATGCCGTCCGAGATGTGGCGCAAGGGCCTAACCGAGATGGGCCTGCCTGAGCCGGAAGGCTTGGGCGAAAAAGGATTGTCGATCGCAACTGAGATGATCGCGGGCGGCAAGCTTCCATTGCCGCAGGCCAAGGTTCAGGCACCGGCCAACTTCTCGCCGCAGATGACCGTGCGCGCGAACACGCTTGCTAATGCACAGAAGGAAGGTCTGGTCGTTCCTCCGTCATCGTCCAACCCGACGACGATAAATCGCTTGCTCGAATCACTAGGCGGAAAGGTTGCTACCCAACAAGACGCATCGATGCGCAACCAGGGTGTCGCGAACGCACTCGCCAATAAGGCGATCGGTCGTCCACAAGGAGCGTTGATCTCCGAGGATGCGCTGCAGACTGTTCGCAACAACGCCTACAACCAAGCTTATAAGCCCGTGAAAGGCATTGGCACGTTGCGTCTGGATTCGAAGTTCGCCCAGCAACTCGACGACACGACCGCGACAATCGACAAGGTCGCTAAGCAGTTCCCGAAACTAGCGAACACTCAACTGTCGGAGACGATTCAGTCGCTCAAGTCTCAATCGATCGATTCGGATGTAGCTGTCGATACGATTGCAGTGCTGCGTGATCGTGCAAAGGACGCTTATCGTCAAGGCGATAGCGAGGCAGGGAAGGCATACAAGAAAGTTGCCAAGGCGTTTGAGGATGCCATTGAGCGCAGCCTCACCCGGCGCGGTAAGGACGCGGCAAAGGTTCTAGAAGACTTCCGCAGTGGTCGGCAGCTCATCGCCAAGACGCACAGCATCGAGGACGCGCTGAACGAAGGCACCGGTAACGTGTCGATGCGCAAGCTTGCTCAACAACTGGGCAAGGGCAAGCCGTTGTCTGGTGAGCTCGAGACGATGGGTCGATTTGGCCAAGCCTTTCCGAAGGCCGCGCAAGAGATCACCGATAGCCCGGTGAACCATCTCGACATGGCTTTTAGCGCTGGTGTTGCGGGGCTTTCAGGAAATCCAGCGGCGCTGGCCTATCCGTTCTCTCGGCAGGGGGCGCGGCAATTACTGCTCTCTCAGAAAGGCCAGAAGCTAGCAACGCCGTCGCTGTGGGAAGACTCGCCGCGTGCAGCGTCAGGCGCGCTCTACGGACTGCACGGCCTACTCAACCAGTGAACTAGAGAAGGCGTAGAGGATGGGCATGGCGAGGATGCCTGCCCAGATGTTGATGAATCCGATCCCTACGCAGATCAGGCCGCACGCAATGACGATGGCGACGTTCTTCATTTGCACGCGATCAACAGCGTGCGCTTGGCAATTGTTCCGCCCGCGCCGCCGTACTGAGTGACGGCTGCCGAGTAATTCTTGTCCTCGTTGCGAGTGACGACATCGTAGCCGCGAGCCTTACAGGTCTCGCCGGCCTTCGCATAGCAGTCGTTCCAGCTGAGGTCTGTTCCAGAGCATTCGATCGCATGGCCCTGTCTTCCATCTGGAAGGTAGACGGTTTTCTGCGTCGCGCAGCCGGCCAAGAGCAGGGCGAGTAGTAGAAGTCTCATTGGCATCCATTTTAGAGAGTATCCATGCCAGTTACATCGTATTCCAGAACTCCAGCAAACAACAATGCAGCCTCGCCAAACGGCGCCCCTGAAGGATGGGCTCCGAGCGCAGTCAACGACACGATCCGACAGATTATGACGGATATCGTGAACGAATCTGCGAAGGCCCAGGCATCCGTGCTGGGATCTGTTGCGGGCACAAACACCGTCACTGGTGGGCTTTCCCCTGCGCTCGATGCATACGCTGCGGGGACGCGATTGGTGTTCACTCCTGCAAATACGAACACCGGCGCAGTAACGCTCAACATCGATTCGCTAGGCGCGCTCGATGTGCAGAAATTCAACGGCAACGCGCTCGCTGCTGGCGACCTTATTGCAGGCATTCCGGCAATGTTGGTTCTCGATAGCGGTGCAGATGATTGGATTCTGTTGAATCCACAGGTGCTGCTGCAAAGCGGCGGGTTTGAGGTTGGCTACCGCGGTGTTCCTAGCCGAGACATCACTGCATCTGATAACACCGCAGCGTCAGATAACGGCCGCATCGTGAACTGTGGCGGTGCTGGCGGCTACACCTTTACGGTTGATTCGGACTTTGGTGTCGCCGGGTACATCATGACGCTCCTTAATGCTTCGGGCGGCAGTGTGACCATCGCCGAAACGCTCGCCGGAAACTTGAACTGGCTCAACGGGGCTGGCGCCCTGGTCACTGGCTCGCGAACACTTGCGGTGGGTGGCGTTGCGACGATCTGGATGGCAACCGCTACCGCTGCGTATTTGTGGGGCTCGGGGATTACATGAGCGGAATCGCCCAGGCCGCATTATCGGCTTCCGAGAGTGTTATCAGCTACACAGTTACCGTCGCAGCTTTACTGGACGTCAGTGGCAATAACATCGGGAATGGATTTATTTCAGGCTCAGGTGGTGCTGTTTCAGGATCAACCTTTCGTGGGCTTACGATCACCGAAGTTGCATACATCTCTCTCGGCGGTAGCTTCAATATTCAGCTCACCGGGTCTGTGAATAAAACTCATCTGCGTCGAGTCAGAGTGCAGGCTGCCAATGGCACTTTTCAGAATCTATCTGTGCATTCAGCGAGCTTCGATAATTCAGGCGGAAACTCTCGATGGACATGGACGGCTTCCAATGTCTGGGTGCTCAACGGAACCGATAGGTCTTTGACCATCACCTACTGAACGGACGCCAGCGCACGTTCAAGCTGACCGAGTTGACGCCAAAGTCTTTGTTACTGACCAAGCTCGACACGTGAAGCAATTCTAGCGACCACGCCAGTCGCCCGATCTCTACGTCATAGCCGATCGCAAAGCGCCCGTAAGGATTGCCGCCCAGCTGATCTTCGTAGTTGCGAAGGCCGGTCATCTGGTTCGTAACACCCGCGTTCGACATGACCGGAGAGATTGTTGTCTCTGAGTAGTAGCGCGTGGGGTGGAAATCCTGCGCCTGTACGCCTGTTTCTACGTAAAGCCCCGACCAACTGAAGCACGCAATGAGCGTGGCCAATGTGCATTCCATGTTCTCAACTCCCTCTGTGTTATCAATTTGATATCGCAGTGATATCACGACCATTGCTCAAGCAACAACCATGCGCTGCAGCAGGATGATTTAGTTAAATGCTCCCACTTGTTCCGCCCGACAGTCAGAACGAGAAACAACACCGCACTGTCATCGCCACCGCTGTAAACCAGCTCATCAAAACGAAGCTTACGTTCTACGGGCAGAGCTCGACTGCTCCGGCCATCACAAACGGCACAACGATTTCAACAGCAGCCACCGGAACGGCCCGAGTAGCCCCTGGCGGCAACGTCACGGGAATCATTCTTGAGGCGGGCACGGAAGGCGCGCAAGTCGTGATGGTCGTGAATGAGTCGGCGTTCACAGTGACCTTCGCAGCGGCAGGCACGAGCAATGTCGCAGACGGTACATCCAGCGTGATCTCGGCGAACAGGTGCGCGCTGTTCGTGTGGGACTCATCCACCTCGCGCTGGTATCGCAACTGATGAACGAGCACGCAAAAGAAGTCCTGGCCGGTGTTGGCACCGCAGGCTCATGGGCTATCTGGGGCTATTCCTTGAATCAGTTGAACGAACTGCTGACGACGGTATCGCTCATTGCGGCAACCGTTGCATCGATCGCTGCAGCGGTCTACTACATCAGCAATAGGAAGCGCAGGGGATGACCCTTTCAGAAAAGCAGCGGTTGTTCACGAAGTTGCTCGGTCAACTGATCGACTGGGCGTATCAAAACGGGTTCGAGCTCACGTTCGGAGAGGCGTGGCGAACTCCAGAACAGGCAAAGCTCAATGCTGATCGTGGTGTTGGCATACGTAACAGCCTCCACGGTGAGCGCCTGGCTGTGGATCTCAATCTGTTTGTTGCCGGTGTGTATATCGATAGCACGGAAGGTCATCGCCGCTTGGGCGAGCACTGGGAAAGCCTCCACCCCAGTTGTCGATGGGGCGGACGATTCAAAGACGGCAACCACTACAGCTTCAGCCCAGACGGAGTCCGAGCATGAGCGCGAACACAGTTGATCGAAAGGTAGCGGCCGGCGTGGCCGTGGGTGGCGTCGTGTCCGTCATCGCGTGGGCGGTGGAGACGTTCACGAGCGTGAAGCTCTCAGCGGATGCAGCGATCGGCCTGACGGCCGCGCTCACCTTCATTGTTCAGTATCTGGTTCCTAACAAGGAGATCGACCTCAATGATCAAGCTGGCTAAGTTCATTCCCGTTTTGGGTGCGATCGTTCTCACTTTGGGTTGCGCATCAAATCCCGTCTCACCGACCACACAAATCGCACTTCAGGAAGTCACGGCAATCGCAGTTCGCCGCGCTGTGGCTGACTCGCCTCGAGCTGCGGAGAAGATCGCGAACATTCGCGCCGTAGCCGCTCAGCTGGCCGCTGTTACGTCGATCACGACGGTGGCGGAGCTGCGTACGGTTGTGGATGCAGAGGTCGCCAAGCTCGGTCTGAACGCTGTGGATGCGGCCGATGCGAAGTCTCTGCTGAACATCCTCCAGGCGCTGCTGACAGAGCGCATCGGCACCGACATCAACGCTGATGCGCTGGTGCGGGTGAATGAGTTCGTGGCGATGGTCGTCGCTGCGCTGCCGCCTGTGTGATGCCGAAGAAAGCAAAGCGAGTGATCCAGATGTGGGATCACTCGTTCTATCTCGACAACTTCTCCCAGCACGTCTGCTGCCATTGCTCCCTTGTCCATGACGTCGAATATACGGTCGAGAACGGCCGCATATTCACGCGGTGGAAAGAGAACAAACGCGAGACCCGAGAACTCAGGGCCAAGGATGGCATCAAGGTGAAGCGTGCCAGCAAAGATCAGTGATAGAGATTTTTCGGCTAAATGGAAGCAACACGGCTCGCCAGTCGAAGTTGCTCAGGCGACCGGGCTAACGATCCGGCAGGTTTATAAGAGGCGCGCGGGCCTCGCAAAGAAAGGCGTCATCCTGTCGACCATCTCATCGCGCGGCATCGATACACCCCATTCCCCGGTGTTGCAGTTCGAGCGGCGCCGCAAGTTCACGGTCAAGGATGGCATCGTCGTCATCTTCTCAGACCCGCACTGGCTGCCGGATCATTCGACCACGGCGCACGATGCGCTCGAGACCGTTGTACGAAAGCTCAAGCCGGACGGCGTGATCTGTGGTGGCGATGCGGTCGACGGCGACACGATCTCACGCTATGACCCAACGCGCGGACACCACAAGCGGTTCAGCGTTCGCGAAGAACTCGACTGCGTCAAAGAGCATTTCGATTCGCTCGACAAGGTGATGGATAGAGCCTGCCCGAAGGCATTCCGGTCTTGGATACTAGGAAATCATGACGTAAGGCTTTCGCGCTTTGTAGCTACAAAAGCACCAGAGCTGGCGAACATGCCGTATGCACGCCTTGAAGAATGGGTGCCGCGCTGGCCGTTGTCGTGGACGGCTGAGATCAACAGCGGTACGGATGGAATGACTGTCGTTCGCCATCGCAACCAGGCCGGAATGCTACACCTCCAAGGCCAGAAGGCGGGCTGCCACTACGTTCACGGCCACCTTCACAAACTCAACGTCCACACGCTCGCGACGTTCGCCGGGTTCCGCTACAGCGTCGATACTGGCTCGCTGGCTGATCCGGAAAGCGAAGGCTTCGACTATGGCGAGGGTGGGCCCAATCACTGCCAGGGCTTCGCGGTGCTCACGTATCGCAACTACAAGTTGATGCTGCCGGAGCTCGCGTACGTTCAGGATGGAAAGGCGTACTTTCGAGGGGAGGCACTGTGAGTCCGTTCACCGAACAGGTCGGCGGCGACCACTATAAGAACTTCGCCATTCAGCCGGCCGAGTTCCTGAGAGCCAACAAGGTGCCGCATCTCGAAGGCGAGATCATCTATCGCGTACTGCGACACTCGCAGAAGAACGGCCGAGAGGACCTGCAAAAGGCAATACACTCGCTCCAGCTGCTGATCGAGATGGACTATCCTACCGATCCTCAATCTCCAGCAGCCTCGACATCAACTGCTCCGCCTGCCTCTGCAGCCTAACGGCTTCCTCCACCTTCCCCGCCTGCGATAGCTCGATCGCGCGTTCCAGTATCTCCCGGCACTGCAGGCTCAGCCTCACGTGCTCGGCTAGCTGGTCTTGTATATCCATCCTGGGAAGATTCGCACGGAATCCACTGCAGCGCCGTCTTGCACACCAGCGGCTCTCGCGGTTTGAAGTAGACCAGCACCAGCAGAGCTACCAGCAGTAGCCCCATCGTCCAGTTAAAGACCCGCATTCCCCGCCCTCCATGACGGTGATCTGTAGTCAGATTGCCTATCGTCGCATCCCGTCCAAAACGAAAAGCCCGACCTAACAGAATCAGACACATATATAGGTGTTGACTGGTCAAGGATTCTGGACGCTCCAAACCTCCTTTCTCTTTGTAATCAACGTCATGTAACAGATTGCACCTACCGCCTCCTAAGCGGTAGGTCGCAGGTTCAACTCCTGCCGGGCGCACCATTTTTTTATTCCTTCCGTCCAAAATCATTTGCTCTGTCCAATATCCTGAGCGCTTTCGATCGTTGCGGCAACCGTCGGTAGTGTTTACGCGTCACTCGAACATCACCGTGGCCGAGGCGGTCAGCGGCTTCTTGATCGGTGTCTGCTTCGCTTGCCGACTTCGCGCGGATGTCATGGAAGTGGAAGTCATCGACGAAGCCAGCGGCCTTGCATTTGCGTCGTAGACGTTGCCATTGGCTCTGGAAGCCGTTCGCAGTGTAGGGCTGCCCCTTGCGGTTACAGACCAGATAGCGCCTCACCTGCGGCCTCTCACGAAGCAGGGCTTGAACCGTCAAGCGAAGCTCGTCATTCCATTCGACCAGCTGAAACTTGCCGGTCTTGCCGCGCTCGAACTGAATTCCTTCGTCGACGAGATGCCGGCGCTCCAGTGTTCTGATGGTGCCCTCATCAATGCCGGTGATATACGAGATGTCCATCGCGTAGCCGATCATTGGTTGAGCTCGCTCGCGAACGAAAAGAAATGCCTCGTCGGTGACGTAATGGTCACGGGCTTTCGATTCTGGAAACTTGAGCCCGAAGCATGGGTTCTCGTGCTTGATCACTCCGTCCTGACGGGCGAAGGTGAGCATCGCAGATAAGCAACGCACCTCCTTCTTTGCCTGCTCGATCTCGCCTCTAGCGCGCCAGTAACGCCACACGTGATGCGGCTCAATGTCTGCGGGGCGCATGTGGCCGAACGTGGGCTCGAGCATCGACCATTCCTGCCGGCGATTCTTCTGTGTCTTGGCTGCCTTCTTGTGCAGCTCCGCTATCTGATACCTCGCCCACAGTGCCGACACCGTTTCTGTAGCGTCGGCGCCCTCAACGATCTTCGCCCAGGTCTTCAGGCCATCGGGTAGGGCGATCCATTCCTCAGTTCCTGGCTTGACGTAGTAGAGCTTCCCGCGCCGCTCGTACACCCGTGGTGGAAGGTGTTTGTTCTTGCGTCGGTTGCGCCCCATTAGCCTGCTCTCCTGACTTTCGTGAAGTCAGGCTCGGTGCGGCGTTCAGTCGTCCGAGCCTTCATCGCGCTGAGAGCATCGCGCGATACCCGGATCTTGTTCAACCCATTGCGGTAGCACTTGATCCCGTTGTCGGTGAGCCAACGCTGCTGAGCAGTAGGACGGACGTACCCGGTCAGGTCGCGAAGTTCGTCATCTGAGAGCCACGGTTGCGTCATAATTTACAGAAGACAAAGCTTTGCCCTTTTCCCCGTGATCCCATCTAGGGATGAGCCTTCTCGGCTCCGGGTACTCTGCGTTCCCCGCATGCTTGATTCCTCTCGGATCACGGGCCAGGTCGCAATGGGCTCAGCGTTGCCTGAATTGTTTTCAAATACCTGCGGAGCGCATGACTTCTCTACAAGGCGCTGCTTTTTTGACGGGCGGGCACAGCACGGAGCCCCACGAACTTTCGCGCGTCGGGCGGCTGTTACATCAGCGGATCGGTCGTCTCTATCCCTCTCCGATAAACGCGGCGCGTCATCTGGAGCGAGCTGTGACCAAGGAGCTTGGAGGCTTCCTCGATCGTCTTGCATTTGGTCGCGCACATCGCGCGGATGTCGTGGAACGTAAAGCGCGCATTTCCGCTGGCCACCCAACGGCGCATCTGTCTTTGCCAGATCGAGCGAAATCCATCCGGCGTATATGGAACGCCGCTCTCGTTGAGGATCACCACATCGCGCGGGTTTCCCTTCGCAGGCAGAGCGGAACACTTGCCGAGAATCTTTTTCAGCGCGGGCGTCAGCGTGATCGCAAGGCGTTTCCCAGTCTTGCCTTGCTGGATATGCCACGCACCGTCTCTGATCGTGTCCCAGCGCAAACCAAGCAAGTCGCCCTGGCGCTGGCCGGTGATGAGAGCGAGATCCATCGCGAGCTGTACGCGATACGGGGCCGACGCTCTGAATGCGTTGAATTCCTCGTCCGTCACGAGCCTGTCGCGCGGCTTCGACGGATGTCGCCACACATCGCGGCAGACGTTCCGGTCTAGCCAGTACCAGCGCTGCACGGCTTGGGAAAATGCCGCGGACAGCACCGCTAGCATCTTGTTGCGGTTCTGCTTGCCGCGCCCAGGAACCTCGATGAACTCGCAGAAGTCTCTCGGCTTGAGTTCCGCCGCATCCCGCTCGCCGAACCAGCGGCGCAGATGTGCGATGTGTTTGTGATAGTCCCGCTGTGTCGTTGGCGCCAGATCGGCGAAGCAGTCGCGGGTGTAACGGTCGAGAATTCGATTGACTGTGTAGCACTCTTGCATACCTGTAAAGGTATACAGTGGAAACACTGTGCTGTTGATCACTCAACATATTGCTGAGGTCTTTTTTCTCGACCCACGTGCAAGATGCGCCAGCGCCTGAATCGCGTGTCATCACAGTGCATGCTTCACGGCAATGCAATTCACACTCGCCGGCATACTCGAACGAGTAGCCAGTAGCGCTGCGGAAGATCATGACGAGGGCGTAGATCATTTCTTTTTGTACGCCGCTTTGCAGTATGGCGGAAGATAGCCACGAGCCTTCGCCAGCGCTCGCGAGTCAGGCGCAATCGGCCTTCCTTTCTCATCCATGCACGCTAGTACAAACTCGTCGAATGCTTCCGACAGTTTGCGCAGTGCGATCTCTTCGACTGTTTTCATGCGTGTCCTTCTGCGCTGTTACCTGGTCTGTTTTTCGCGCTCTTCCATTTCGCGAACTGCTGCATTCACCGCGTACTGAAGATCGCGCAGCGCTTCCTGATTCTTGACTGTGATCGACTCCTTGACCGAGTCGTTGTGGTGAACATCGAACTGCCACCATCCATAACCGGATACTTGAATCTGACCAACTCGCTTATCCATTGCTCACTCCCGTCGGTTGTGCCGTTCGCTCAAGGTACTGAGCCGCGCGTCTCATCGTTTCGCAGACAATCGGTTTCGCGCTCACCGACGACATCGCCGCATAAAGAGCGCCGGCTAACTCATTCGCCTCAGTAGGAGCCGTGCTCGGTTCTTGTGCTGGCTTAAGCCACTCAATGAAGGCTGCGACGTCTTTCGCATCCAGCGCGATGCGCCAGCCGTTCGGACTGTCCTGCATGCAGATGTCGCCTGTCTCGTGGACGAAGGCGATGAAGTTCTCTCGCTCGAAGTCGCTCATGGCGTACCTGGGTTTGTGTTGCCACCTGTGATCTTTCGCAATGCCCACGGCAGCAATATCGCGAACGTGACGTACAGAGTGCACCCCGCCATATAGAGCACGACGGCGTAGTACATCACGATGAATACGGCAAGCTTAGTCATTGGTCAGCTCCCTCCTGAGGAATAGCTCTCACGCGAACGTGCCGCGTTTGGGTTTATCGAAAGACTCACCGTCGCACTTTTCGCAGACCCACCCAACGCGCGATAGGTACTGCCACCATATGTGACGGCAGTAGCGCCTCGGAGGTCGAAGCGGTTTTCGCAACCCTGGGGTTGGCCAAATCATGTAGCCGCTCCGGGTGGAGGATCTAGTTCGAACTCTGCGACGTCCCATTCCAGGGATGGATGGGCCTCCCGATCAGCCTCGCACGCAGCCTGGGCTGCCTCGTAGTTCGAGTAGATGCCGATGATTGCGAACCCCTCGTAATCGAGCTCGCGCTTCGCGACGTAGACCTTCATGTCGTACTACCTTCGTTCAGATGTCCTGACCTTCGACACAGCGTTTGTGCGCATCCCATCCGGTCCAGTAGCCATGCGCGGCGCCGGCCCACCAGACGAACACCCAGCTGAGAATTACCAGAGAGATTTGGACGCCGCTCATGCTCAGTTCTACCTCACGGGCTAGCCGATAGCCGAAAGCTTCGGAGTGTCTGCGGTCATGTCCTCGATAACCGCCGCCGACAGCTTCTGTATGGCCCATGTCATCGCGAGCTGACATGCCTCGCGACACGAGGCCCCCTCGAACTCGAATCCGTCGACGTGAACGTGGCCGTCTGACCTGATCGTGACGGAGCCTTCAGAAATCATTTTCGGCCAAGGCATTCTCATCTCCTGTAGCTGGGTTGCAATTCGGAACTGTCATTCAAAAGGCGGGCAGGGCCGACACGTCTTCGGGCGCGTGCTGCCACCGATGGGCCTCGTTAGCCCGGGTATAACGTGAGTGCAGACGAGGCGCGCCGTACTCACAACCACTTGCCCATTGAACATCTTCGTCACTCGCAGTTGTGCAGGCCGTAAAGAACACGCCCACGCTCGAACATATCGACGATCCACGCCCAGACGTATCCGGCTCCCAGGAACGGCAGGGACAGAAAGAATTTCATCCAACTCATCGCGCTACTTCCTTGCCCAGAGCGAGCTCGGCTGCGATGCAATCAACAAGCGCGCCGTAGCAGAATCCGCCCATGTCGGTCTCGTGCTGGTCGGTGCCGCCGCGGAATGCGATGCGGATAACCTCGTCGGGGCCGCAGCCATATGGCGCCTTGAAGATCGCTGTGGCGATTCTCTCGGCCAGTTCTCGATGTTGTTTCTTCATGTCGCTGAGTTCCATTAGAGAGCAGCTCGCTTGCACGGCAATGGACTCTCCACCGAGCGAAAGCCCACCTGGCGGCTCGTCCGTGCAAGCGAGCGCCCGCATTACGCTGCAGCCTTCGCTTGGCCTACCTGATACGGCATCCACGAGCAGAAGAAACCGTTCTCGGGCTTCGGCTCATCCGGCTGAATCAGCGGCACGCTCGTACGGGCGTGTCCGTTGCCGTTGTGATCGATCACGTGCAGGTTGACCATATCTCCGTCGCCCCACACATAGGCGACGATCGCTGCGCATGGTTGCGTCGGATCGCTCGCGGTGAATCCCGCCGTGGCCGAATTGCTTGAAGGCGTGAACCACACAACGCGGCCCACTGTAGGTTTGATCTTCGTCGTCATCATCGTCTCCTCTGTGGTAAGAACATCAACTAGAAGCTGCTCTTATGCCGCGAGCGATGAGTTCTGCGACTTTGGTGACGACTGCGTTGCCGAGCTGCTTACGTCGGTGTGTCCAATCGGGAAGCTCATCATCCGTTCCCAATCGCTCGGGTGACGAATCCCAAGACTCTGCAAGCTCATCCGCCACTTTCCGACCCTCCCGCTGCCACCACCCCGACAGCTTCCGTAGCTGCTCGCAGTCGGCGTTGGCAATAACGAACGCTCTAGCTCGCTCGTGGACCGCTCCAACGTTTGAGGCTCGCACTCGAAGGCACACAGAGGCATACCCGAGCGTCCACAACTCGCGCCGCAGTTCGGGCACCCATGCGCGCCAGCGATGCCCGGTGTTTTCGACAACAAGCCAATCAGGCTGTAAAGCGCCTTGCTCTTGGGCCCACTCAATCCAGAGCGCTTCCCGGCCGGTGATAAATCCTGACAAGGGAAGCCCGCGGAGATGATTAACGTTGGGGTAGCGGGGGACGCCAGGCCATCGATGCTCGAGCACTCGCTGGCAGCGCTCGTCTGACTCGCAGAATGCGATGGTCTTGATGTCGGCTCTTTCGAATCCAAGCGAGAATCCTCCGATGCCGGAAAACAAATCTATGTGAGACCAGTTCATCGACGCAGCGCGGCTCAATCGCTAGTCCAGTAGTCGGTGATGGCAGTGACGGCATCTGCGACCGTGCCGGTCTTCAGATCGTCCCAGTCGCTCTCATCGAACCAACTGCCTGCCGTATCTTCCGGAACGCCCATCTCAACGAACGCATCGACGAAGGCACTGCGAAACGCGGCTTTGTGTGCTGCATCGGTCGGCATTGGCGTAAGTCCGGCGCCGGCACCCATCACGCTTGGTTCGTCGTCACTCATCGAGCTACTCCCCGGTTCAGTGCTATTCGCAGAGATTTGGCCGATGCTTCGGCGGCGCTGGTTCCGTTTCCGTAGTGAGTTTCGTCACGTCGATCTTCGCGAGCAGGTTGCGAAGATTCTCAACGTCTTCGGCGCATCTCAAAACGATGCGGGCACCGTCGACCTGTTCGCATACGACTATCCCGGCCATCGTCGTGATAAGTGAAAAAGTCTGCACGCTTACTCTCCCGGAGTGAGCCTGGGCGACATGCCAGCCGGCGCAAGCCGAATACATCGGCCGCAGGTCGCCTTGTTGTTCGTACCGCCGACGATCTGAACCGAGTCGCCCTTGACGGTGTCTGCTTCGCTATCGATGCGCGGGTTTCGAGCTGATCGAATGCCGCAAAGCGTCTTGCCGCCGTCGAACGAAACCCAGTAGTGAACGGCGCTCATGCGCTCACTACCTTCGTTGGAGCGCTTCGCCCGCAGTTCATGACCCAATGCGAGAGGAAGTCGACGCCGGTGCCGAGGAGCGACGCCTTTCGCTCGTCTCCGCGGTCTGCGTAGTCACACATGAGCTTGCAGAGGAACTCGCTCGCCGCCGCAACGTGATCGGGCGAGTACTTATCGAAATAGTCATCTCTCGGCGGTGGAGTGGCTATGGTGCTTCGTATAATCGCGGACGCCGCGTCCAGATCACCGCGCGACGGTTGAGGCCATGACAGGCGGTCGGCGAGCTGCTCACGCCGCGCAGCCTCATCTGATGTGCTCGCAGGCGGTTCGGGAGTAGTTCTTTGCTCTTGCAGTATCTTTACGTGTTGCTCACACGCTTCGAGCATGCCTTGCAGCGCTTCCTTTGTGTGCTCCAGGTCTTTCGCGGCCTCGACTGCCTGATCGACGTCCTTTGCGTATTCACGACCCTCCGGCAACGGGCAGGCGCGCATCCACTCGGCAACCTCGACGAGCCACGTGGACAGGTAATTCGATGAAATTGAGTCCGTCATGATCTGTGGAACTCCGTTACTCGATCGCCCAGCGTTCGCATCTCGCGCACCATGTTCTTGATCGTCTCTGCGTTCGTCTTTGCCTGGAACTCGAATAAGTTGCGCGAGAAACATGCATTCTTGAACATCGCCAACGCCTCACGCTTGCGGCCGGCGCGCAGATGGCGAATGAAAACCAGCTGTTCAAAGGCGCTGACGTCGTCCGTAGCGCAGTCCTCTGCGGTGTGCTGTGGATCGGCGCTCATTGCTTCAATCTCCGATTCTTGAATGCATCGCAGAATCGGCAACGAAGGGCTTCCATTGGCTTGCCCGTCAAAGTCGTGAAGAAGGGGCGAACGACCATCCAGCTATGGCGTCGCTTGCAGACCTTCTTCTCAGCAGTGTTCGGGTCACTCATGCGGCTACCTTCGCCAGCAGGTGCGGCGCCTTCTCGAGGATGTACGCCTGCGTGCGGATCATTCCTTCGAGCAGGCACTGGCGAACGAACTCGCGGTCCAGGTGCGTGAAGCGACGGCGGTCGACCGCGTCATGACAGTTGAAGCAGCCGAACGCGATGAACAGATCCGGCATCTTCTTCCCCGTGCCGTGGTAGCCGGGCAGGGTGACGTGACACGCAACCGTCTGCTCCGGATCGTGCGAGCACACGGCGTCGATGCGGATCATGCAAGGCTTGCCGTTGGCGAAGTCAGTTAGTGCGCTCATCTGGGTCCTCTATGTAGATGCCGTGCTCTGCCATGCGCTGCTGAATAAATGCGACGTACTCCGCAAACTCAGTCGTCGATAGCTTCGAGCTCCGACGCACGGGACGTAGACGCTTACGGCCAAGGCCCTCCAACGTCTCCCATCCGCTCCACTCGCCGAGGCAATATTCGTGTACGTCATCTGCAGACCAACCGGGCAATCGCTCGCAGATAGTCTTGTAGACGTAGCCCCACAAAAATCGATTCTGTTCATCACTGCGCCTCGGCTTTTTCTCAGTGATCTCGACTCGCCACTCTCTGTCCTTTGAGAGAGCGGAGAGGAACGCAACGATGCGCGCCAAACTCCGCTCTCCCTTGGGCAGATTTAGTACCTCAGCCATCAGAACGGGATGTCGTCGTCAAAGCCTGCGGAATCGGTGACCGGCGCTTGAGCGCGTCGCTGCTCCGTCTGCGCTTCCTTCGGCTTGAATGAGAGCGAGAAGAAACGACCGTTTGTGCCTTCCTTCACCCATGCGCTGATCCAGTACGGCTTACCTTCGATTAGGCACTGCCCCGTGTGAGTCGGATGCGTGTCCTTCTCTTTGCGCTGGTTGGCACCTAACGTGCCGCTGTTGTCTCGACGTTCACTCACGCTGCAACCCTCTCACCACGTTTTGCCATCAGATCTTTGATCGTGTCCTTCACCGGGCCGTTCAGCTTCGTCCACACGGCGGTCACGAATGCCTCGCCGCCCTGACGGACTTCATCCCAGATCTCGAGCACGTTTTTGTCTTCCGTAATCGCCTTGTTGATCCGATTCATGTACTCGGTGGCTTTCTTGGAATCCTGACGATCCCAGCCTTCAGGCTTCGGGCTGTGGATGTCCTTGTTCGTATCCTTGCCGCTGGCCGCGTTGCCGTCGTCGTCGACCTGAGCCACGCCCACAGCCGCCGCAAGGGCGTAGCGGCGCCCGTAAGTGATCGCTGAGCCCATCGCTTGCGGGCTGTCGTCCTTCGGGTTCAGGCGCAGTCTTGAGCGCATCCACTGGCCCGATGCGTGGGCGAGGGTGGTGATGACGAACACGCCGCTGTCATCGGCCTCGGTCTGCTGAATGACGGCCAGACCGTTCTCAGAAAGGGCGGTCCGGCATGCGTCCCACACGCTCGCCAGGTCCGCATACTTCGACTTGAAGAAGGGATTGGCGGAGTCCTTGAGGGCTCCGGTGATCTTGCCTTGCGCCTTCGCTAGCGCTCCGGCAAGTTCGTTGATCTGCTCTGATTGCTCGCTCACGCTGTTGCTCCAATTCTTGCCATTGCCGTTCGTCGGACACGGTCGATCCTCCACTGCGCGAGGTTCACAACCGCACGGTCGGGGTTCTGGTTGTGCCAGGTGACCAGCTTGCGATTGACCTCGGTCGTCTTCTTGTTGAGTCCGACCCGCACGCGCCACATGCGTTCCTGCAGATCGCACTCGCGAAAATACTGCTCGTAGTTCATTGCTCGTCCTCGATCTCGAAGAACTTGACGCCGTACTTCAGGTACTCACGCGCCACGCACAGTCCGACGGCGGTGTAGTCGCCGGCTCGAAGGTGGGCGCGGATCTCATCCGGCTTCACGTCGGTTAGCGCGTCCATCACGTAGCCGTTCGGGTCGTCCTTCATTGCGACGTACCGATCGGCGTAGTAGTGCTGCTGCTCGCGCGTCAGGCCGTTGAACGTGCGCTCGGCATCGCTCACGCGCTTGATGGGGCGCAACAGGGCCTCAAACTGGTGGTCGAGGACTTCGAGGAATGCTTTGTCGACACTCATGCGGCCTCCAACTGACGCAGCATTTCGAGCTGCTGTTCTTCGGGCATCGCCATGATTCCGCTAATGTCGATGGCCTCTTTCGTCTCGCGACTGACGGCGACCGGGCTGCGCGGATGCATCAGCATTTCCCGGCGCGCCATGGCGATCAGGTGCTCGGCTTCGTCTGCGTATTGGTCGATGAACATCACATTTCTCCTGTTCGGGTCATCGCTCGACATTGCCGAGCGGCTTGCATTCGTACTTGACGGTGCCTTCGACAAAGGCACCGTACCGCTTGCAGCTGTCTTCGACGCTCTCGGTGCCAGCACTGAATCCGGTCATGAAGATCGCGATCGCTACAGCTGTAGCGACAAAACCTAAGAGGGCACTAATTCCGTCCATACGCGCTCCGTTCGTGTGTGCTGTGCATCAGCCGGGCAACGGGAAATTCCCCGTCTTGCGGTTGTGGTGGATGTCGGCGACCAAGTGACGCGCAGCCTTCAGTCGATCTTTGTAGGGACCGTTCATGTTCGCGGCATGCCACTTAATCGCATCTTCTCGACGACACATCGGGCACGGCACGTCGTCATCGCGGTCGTACAGGTTGCCGTCGCTGTCGCAGTGATCTGCATCGAACAGACGCCCCTCGATGCAGACCGAGTCCGGATAGCGAGCGCCAAATTCGTAGCCTTGGTAGTTGCACATACCCGAGTTCGCTCCGTTATCGAGCCCGCAGGGTGAGGAGCGCCCCACCCTGTTGGGCTGTCGTAGTGAGGGACGGCACTGCGAGCGCGACGGGTGTCCGGGTTCCACTCCCACGGGTCCGCAATGGGCCTAAGCTCTCGCAGAAGCTTTCGGCTCGAATGGCTCTGCCACGTGCGCTAGGCACGCTCGCCCTCTTCGTGGTGCATTCGATTTTCATGCTGCTTTTCTGCTGGCCGCACCGTTGCGCACGGTCAACCGCGGCGACGCACGCTGAACTCTGCTGCGCACATGGCAGCGAACGACGTACAGATGACCCTCGGCGCTCTCGCGATCCGACGCGCCGTATTCGCGATCCGGCCAACTCACGATCCAGCTACGCAATCCCGGATAGCGCGCGTATGGCGTGATCGTTCCGCCGCGCTCGCGAGCAAGGCGCAGGATTCGGCGCGGATCTTCTTCGCGCCAGTTCGAATGCATGCTGTATGCGGATGCCATGTGTTGAACTCCTGCTGATTTGGTAGTGAGCTAGTCGCAGAAGATGCAGGCGACCGGCGCGCTGTCTTCTTTGCGCTCTAGCCACTTCGTGTCGTTGCACTCTTCGCAGTGCGGAGCAGGCTCGATTGCCGGCTTCTCGAAAGGAGCCAGCAGGATGTCTTTGGCGAGTTGTTGGATATCCATCTTTAGGTTCTCGTGTTGTGCTGGTTTTAGGTTTAGTTGATGCGCTCGAGCTTTCCAGCGGCGGTGATGCGGTACTCGCGGATGGCTCCCATCACCGTGTGCATCGCGATGTAGCCATCGCCGTCACGACCAACGATCGTCAGGAGCTTCCCGCTGATCGTCACTTCGCTTCCGACTTTGTATTTCGTTGCCATCGTGCTCACTCCCGATCTATCTGTGCTTCCGGACCTGCAAACCCGCGATCACTTGTGCGATCAGCTTCTTTGCTGCCTCGAGGTTTCCGGCTTCGATCGCGACCAGTGCCGCTCGCAGAACCCGTATCGCCTCGCTCATCACCATGGATTGCATTGAACACCATCTGGTGTAAGCTGTCAACACCAAATGGTGAAATTACCAACGAGGCTCGAGATGACGCAGAAATTGAGACTTTGGTGGGATTACGACAGCGACACCTGGCGGGAGGGTCAGGGGTTTAGCCAGAACGGCAACTGGCGTGACGACTTGGGGGCGTTCAAGTCGAAGTGGCTTACAAGGTGTTCCGTGTGCGGGGTTCAGCAGCTCACGGGGGTGAATCGCCCTTGTCGTTGCGCAGAATGCAAGACAAGGCACGCGGCGCTGGCAGTCTCATTGCGAGGTCCTGCGCATGCTGCGGTAATGGCTGCCGTCCAGTTGGGTCAGCTGCCTAGACTAGATGGAGCCGTTTCATGCGTTGATTGTGGGCAGCCGGCGCACGTGTATGACCACAGGGAGTACGCCAAGCCACTAGATGTGGTCCCGGTATGTCGCTCCTGCAATTTCCGGAGGGGGCCAGCAAAGGAAATGGCGCCCCACGTTAGAAAACGTTGGAACGTAGGGCACTCGGTGCGGCTTAGGCGCGCTTCCGGCGCCGGGACTGGATCTTGCGAATAGCCTCAAGGGCTTCGCGCATTTCCTCTCGGTCGAGGTCGTCGAGCGCTATGCGCAGGTCATCCTTGACCCGACTACGCCGGTTCTCATCCTGTCGCAGCGGGCTGTCCGGTATGTCGAGCTGACCCATTACTAGGCCGGCTCGTTCCTCGATCTTTCTAGCGACTTTTTCGCCGAAGGACTTCCCGCTGTTTGTTCTCAGCAGGTCACTGAAGTAGTTGGGCCTTGGGTTCGCCTCATCGTACACACGAGCAAAGTGCGACCGGTTTCCGCCGAAATCGCGCTCGATCAACCTGAAAAGGTTGGCGCGACGCACGTCGGCGATCTGGTTTTCCATCTCGCCATTGTCACCGCCAGCTAACCAATTGGTGAATTCTCCATTTGGTGTTGCTTTATTCAACACCGTATGGTGATAATGCATGGGCATGGAACTCGTCGAATTTTTCAAGTCGCTGCCCGCCCCAGACCGTGAGTCGTTCGCTGAACGTTGCGGTACTTCGCTCGGGCATTTGCGGAACGTCGCGTACAAGACGCGACCGTGCTCGGAATCCTTGGCGATAAACATCGAGCGCGAATCTGGCGGCAAGGTTCGCTGCGAGGGGCTTTGTCCATCAGTGGATTGGAAATACATCCGCGGTTCGGCTGCGCTCCAGACGAGGCGCAGATGTGGCTGAGAACTGGGCATCGACTAGTACTCCATGTGCTGTATAGAACTACAGGCACGGAGTGTACGCCCGGATAAGTCAGGTTCTGACCTGATTTCGGTAAAGCGTGAAGAGGCGACGAACTGATTGACTTTGATTTTTCTTGGGACAGTTGCGTCATCAACGAGAGAGCACCGTCACATCCTATAGGAATTTGTGAACCACTTCGCAAAATCGGCGCGCACGTTTGAGGAGATGTTTGAGTTCCCTCACGACTTTTTGCCGTTTTCTTGCTCACGCATTCGCTCATCTCTGCACCTAACAAGTTTCGGTTTCTACTAGTTCCGATCTCGCCAAGAAAATCATCGTGGCAATACCGCTCAAAGACTTTCGCCTCGGCATCTCCGAAACGATCGACATCATGCTCGATGCACAAGCGTCGGCCTTCGGCAAAGACAAGGCTGCAATCGCTCGTGAGGTGCTCGCTGAATGGGCGCGTAAGAAAATCCATGAGCACAAGGTAATGGCAAAGCGTCTTGCCGCAAACGGAATGCAGCCGGAACTGTTCGGCGACGAGACGGAAGATGATGGAGCGAGTGCCAAGTCGTTGAATCAACGAGGCACGAAATGAATCAGCCATTCGTCGAATTGGATCTCGAATCACAGATCGACTGGCAGGCGCACCAGTTGCACACAGCCAAGACACCCGACGAGCGCAGAGTCGCATGGGATCGGCTAAAGCGACTGCACAGCCTTCGTACGCCTGAGCACGTCGAGCAGATGGAACTTGCCAGGGGCTTGCGTTGAGCGGGTACACGCCAGCATTCAACTCGCTCTACACCGGCTCTCTCCACGGCAGGTGGCCTACGGCCGCAGTGTGGGCAAGCCTGCTTCCGCTTGCCGATGCACGTGGCCATATCGACATGAGTTTTCCGGCGATCTCCACAATGACCGGTTGGCCATTGGAGCTGCTTCGGCAGGGTATTGAAGAACTCGAGAAACCCGATCCAGATTCACGCTCGCAAGCGGAGGAGGGGCGCCGCCTTGTTCGACTTGATCCGGCTCGGTCTTGGGGCTGGAGACTTGTCAATCACAGTCTGTACCGCGAGAGAGCGCGAGACAAACAGCGCACTGAAGATGGCAGGAATGCGACTAAGGTGCGGAATTGGCGAGAAAAACAGAAAGAGCCAGTAACCGAATGTAACCCGGCGTTACCCGTCGTAACTTCGGGAACCCTCTCAGACTCAGACACAGACACAAACAAGAATAAAGATACGTCGAGTTCCTCGACCGGTGAGGTGTTCGAGCACTGGAGACGGGTCTTCAAAAAAGGTCGATGCGTTCTCGACCCGAAGCGCACGAAATTCATCCGAGTCGCCCTGAAGAACTATTCCGTTGACGAACTGAAGCGCTGTATCGACGGCTACCGCAAGAGCGATTGGCACGCGGGCAAGAACGAGACTGGCAAGGTGTACGACGAGATCTCGCTGTTCCTGCGCGACGCCGAACACATCGAGAGAGGGATATCGATTCAGAACGGAACTGGGCGCAAGGACCCATACGCCCATGCCCAATGAACTCGACATCCTTCGCGTCCTCCGGCGTCGTGGTCAGTGCCCAACGATGACCGTGTTCGTCACCGAATGCTGGGCATGGGCTGACAAGCTCGAAGACCTCGGGTGCCTTGCGATCCGAGTGCGCAACTGCGATGACTGGCAGCACGACTGGTCGCCGCTCGCCGGCCTCTCGGTGATCCTGCTGCAACGTGCCGGCGACTACGCCTCGATCGGTCAGCAGATCCTCGCGGCCAATCCTGCCGACTTCGAAACCTTCACCCTGCGCCACGGCGCGCGTCACGTGTGTGGCAAGCGGTTGCCATATCGCGAGATGTGCCGCCGCGACGAACTCCTTGCACAGCACCTGGTGTCCGCATGAACGCAATCGCACGAACGATCGCAAAGGTTCGGATTCAGGAAACACCGATCGATTGGGATCGCTATGTGCTGACCACTGACGACGTGGAGCGATTCGTCGATCCCTCAACGCTGGTGAGCAAGGTCAGCGACGTGCTGCACGCTCGTGGAGCTCGCGAAGGCATCGGCCTGCCGTGGCCGGATGTTGGCGAGAAGGTTCGCATCCGCCGCGCCAAACTTGCGATGTGGGCCGGCATCAACTTCCACGGCAAAACCACGATGCTGAAGCAGCTCGCGCTGCACATGGTTGCGAACGGGGAGAAGGTCTGCGTTGCCAGTCTCGAGGAGGACTGCGAAGAGACGATGGCCGACATGGTGCGCATGGCGATTCCAGATACCGATGTACGAGAGTCGGACGACTGGATTGACGTCGTCGGCGGTTGGATGTCCGGGAAGCTGTGGCTGTACAACCAGACGCGGATGATGGACCCGCAACGCATCCTTGCGCTGATGGCATACGCAGCGAAGGAGAAGGGCTGTACGCATTTCATTCTCGACTCGCTGATGCGCACTGGCATTGCGCAGGACGACTACGAAGGCCAGCGCGTGTTTGCCAATCAGCTCGACAACTATGCCCGCATGCTGAACATGGGCGTTCACCTCGTGCATCACATCGTCAAGGTGGATGAGACGCAGATACCCGGCCGCGAATCTATCCGCGGTACCGGCGCCCTCGTTGACAACTCATCGCAGGTGTTCATCGTGTGGCGAGACGTGAACGAGGACAAGTCGTTCGATGCACCGGACGGTCTGTTGATCGTCGCGAAGAACCGCGGCATTCGGCCGGCGAACTGGATCGGCAAGCTGAATCTGTTTCAGCACTCAAGCGGCCAGTTCATGCGCATGCGCCACTATCAACCCATCAAGTACATCCCAGGCACATGAGCAGACCGCGAGGACCGGCTAGACGGTATCGAGACATGAATCCGTTCATCGCTCTCCTAATTCGCGACATGTACTTCATCGGCAAGATGAAGCAGCGCGAGATAGGTCGGATGTTCGGCAAGAGTCAGGGCCATATATCTCGGGTGATAAGCGGGAAGGTGTGGGAATGAAGACCCTATACAAACACGTCTGCAAGCGCTGCAGTGTCGAATTCCACCGTGAGAAGAACGGTAACAAATACGACTACTGCTCGAAATCGTGTGCGTTCAAAGAGCGGCTAACGTATCAACCGGCGAGGCTTGAGGAGCTGGCGCGTGCCGGAACGAAGGCCGGCGATATCGCAGCAGAACTCGATCTCAGACGCTCCTCAGTGAAGTTGGCCTTGGTTCGGCACGATCTGCATCGCGTGTGGCAGCTCGCACGATTCAAGAAATGCCGCGAGGCTGCGTGAGCTTTAATCGCTACGCGAAGCGCCCGGACACTGTCACGGACAGCATCGTGCGTGACCTGCGCAAAGTGGGCTTCGATGTGACTTTCATCGGCCTACCGGTCGACTTGTTGGTGCGTCATGAGAAATGGGGGCGCAACGTGTTCAAGCTGCTCGAGGTGAAAAGCGAGCGCTTGAAGCGATCGGGCGAAGTGAAGCTGGACAAGCGCCAACAAGAGCAAGCCGATTTCTGCGCGAAGCATGGCGTGCCTTACGTCACGAGCACATTCGAGGCGTTGCTCGCCCTCGGTGAGACGGTGGACCTGTGAACGAGCAAGAGCAGATAGACGCAGAGACTCGACAAACGCACGCGCAAAACGAACTGGATTTTCTGGCCGACCTACATCGGTCTGTTGGCGGGGATGATTTACGTAACAGTGAGGGTGTGCACCAATGGCAGCATGTGAGGCAATCGTGAGCGAAGACATCAAGGCTCGGGACAGGCGAGTCGTCAACCATATGGACCCGGAGACGAAGGTCGTTCACGGAAGGCTGGAGGCGTGGGGCGCGTGGGCGAAGGATGCCGAAATTCGTGCGTGGCCATCAGCAACGATCACGGAGCGCATGAGGGGCGGTCGCTCGACAGTCCCTCCCATTGCTATGCCTGACGACATTGCCGCCATCGACGCGGCCGTATGCCGTCTGAATGCAATCGATCGGCAGGCGATTCAGCTCTACTACATCAAGTGGGCGCCGATCGATGTGCACGCTCGTAAGATGCACATGCGAGTTCGTCAATATCAGAACGTCCTGCGCCGCTCGCGCTGGCGGTTGGCGATGTTTTTGGGGTTGTTGTGAAAGCGGAGTCGACTGGAGTGGGTACATGAAAATCAGAATCACGAAGGCAGATGGCAAGAGCGTCGAAGTGACGGACGTCTATTCGGTCCGGGTGATCGAGTGCGCCCGTATGGATATCATCCGATCGCAGTTGTTCGGCGACAGCGGCGGAAACTATTTCCGCCTTGAACTGGACGGTCCAAATAACGACTTGGTCGTCAGCGACTCGAATATTCCGTCGCCGTTCCCGCCGATCGCTATTGGCTAACACACAGCGCAAAATAAATTTGTACGCAACGCAAATGGTATGGATAGTCATCTACGGTCGCAGAACGACCCGGCTTCTTAGCCGTACGCCGCTTCACAGACACACGCACGCAACTACGCCTTAGCTGTTCGACAGCGGCCCTTTAACCACGCTCCCGGAACGCCTCCCCAAATCCGGCTGAGCACTTAGCCCAGGCATACCACCTGGGCTTTTTTTCGCCTGAGGTTTTCATGTCGCCATTCGCAAAGTTCACCGCGATCGTTCTCGGTGCTGTTGTTCTCGGCCTCGCATCGTTCAGTGCATTTTCGCAGTCTGTCCCCGGCTCGCTGAAAATCGACTGGGTGCAGCCCACGGTGAGCGTCGATGGCTTGCCGCTGACCGGTAGCAATTCGCTCACGGGCATTGAGGTGTACATCTCGACTGCACCGATCCCGGATAACTTCACTGGTGCCGCCACGGTCATTGTGAGCGGCGCAGCGACGACTACGACACAGACGGTGCAGGTCGCTAACGGCTCGACCGTTTACGTGCGCCTGAGGGCTATCAACACGGCTGGCAAGAGCGCATTGACCAATCAAATATCGAAGCTCGTGCAAGTCAGCGCGGTTCCCGGCGTTCCGACGTCCGTCACGATCACGCTGACGATTGGATGAAACCGCTCGGCAAGGGTCGCTGGCTCACGCCAGAGGACTCCGCCCGAGTGTGGGCAACGACACAAGTGCCGCTGAAGCACGTTCGCGCTGATGTTCCTGACGCTGTTTACGAGCCCTGCTTTCCTCGCGACAAGCTGATTGAGGCTATCGCCAAGCGCCTTTACCGCATTGCGGGGATGCATACGGCGCCGCGCGACTGGTATCGCTGATGTCGGTGTTGATTCTGCGCAGCAGTGGCGGATCTGAATTCCGCACGAGCTACAGCACTGGCTTTGCTGCGGACGAGAGCCCCTATTCCGATGGTGGAGTCTGGTCTCGCACCGATCTCAACAGTAAGCCGATCATCTCCACCGGTGGCATCTGCATCGGCACGCAGGATGGTACAGGCGGGTATGACGATTCGCAGGGCAGCGTCACGGGGTTCGATCCGACTGCTCGGCTGAGAGCCGAGGCGACGTTGTTTCGCAGCGGGTCGATCAACGCCGAAAACCACGAAGTAGAGCTCTGCTTTCGAACTGTCGAGACAACCACGACGACGAAGAAGTACGAGGGCCTGTGGGATCGCGGTGGGCAGTTCGTCTGGATCAAGTGGCTCGGCAATCACAACTTCGATCAGTTCATTCAGTGCCCCGTGACTTCCGGGTCTGGCTCTAGCCCGACTCCGCAAGACGATTGGCGCATTCGATGCGAGTGCGAAACGGTCGGTAGCACTGTGGTTCTACGTGGTTGGTATGCGACGGCCGCAGATCCGACCACGTGGAACCTGATGGCGATCTCTGAAGACGATGGGACGGTCGGCGGAGTTGGCGCCTATCTGTCTGGAATGCCCGGAGTCGGCATGTACATCCCGAACACCAGCGCAAACCCCGCGCACTTCGGGCTCAAAGATTATTCAGTGACGACGTTCTGAGATGGCTTCCGATAATTTCACACGAGCGGACGAAAACCCGCTCGCCTCGCCGTGGGTGACGATGACGGGCCTGGGTACTGCGCTCCAGGTAATCAGCAACAGATGCCGCTCGCAGAACACCGGGTCTTCTGCCGCATCTGCATCGCTCTACAGCTCGAGCTCGTCGCTCACCTCGAAGCTAACGCTTTCCGCGGTTGGCAATCCTGGCATCGGTAACTCGGACGCTGGTCCGATCGTGTGCGGCAACGCGTCTGCCGGCACTGGCTATTTGCTCGACAACGATTTCGACAGCGGCTGGAACATCTTCAAGCTGCCTGGTTACAGCTCGGTCGTATCGACTGCCTCTGCAAATTGGGCGATCGGTGTTGTCGCTGAGATTCGCCGCGAGGGCAATGACCTCGTTGGCTACAAAGACGGCGTGGAGTTCATTCGAGGAACCGACACCGATTACATGACCGGTGTTCCTGGTGCTTTTATTTATCAGGGCCCAACTGCATACAGCCTGTGGGACGACGGCGGCGGCGCGGCTGCCACAATTTACAACCGAACCATATTTGGAAGTCCGATTTTTAACAGCAGAGTAGTGCGTGGGTAAATACATTGGCTCCTGGAAAATCGACGATATCTTGCAACACAAGATACAGACGTCGTCGGTTACCACAGGGGCCGCAACTGATGCAGATGCCGCTCCAACGTGGAGACTGTACGAGGACGGCACAACCACGCCGGTAACGACCGGCTCTTACACGACCTTCAACTCTCTCGCGGGCTTCTACAACGCCGCCATCACCCTTGCCGCATCGATTGGCTACGAGAAGGGCAAAAACTACTATATCCGCTACGCAGCAACGGTCGCTTCGATCATCGGCGCTGACGTAGATACGTTCCAAATTGAAGCAGAGGTTGATTCCAATTCAGTCTCTGTCACGGTCAACGCAAATGTCGCATCGATCACGGCCGGCGCCATCTCAGCAAATGCGTTCACCACGGGTGCGCTGCAGTCTCTGACGCTTGGCAGCGTGCTTGGTGCTGTGACTGTTGGCTCCACTGCAGCGAGCGCCATCGCCGCATCGGTATCGGTGAACTCCACTGCTGTTGCTGCGATTGCTGATGCCGTATGGAACGAGACCGCCGCGGCATACAGCACGGCCGGCAGCATGGGCTATCAGCTCTCGCAAGCTGAGACCGTGGGCGCCATTGTCAATGCCATCTGGGACGAGCCGAAATCCAACCATACGACGGCCGATACATACGGCGAATACCTCGACGGAACAATCACTGGGATTGCTGGCGGGTCTGCCGATACAACGGTGAGTGCAACTGCGCTCGCTGCGATTGCTGATGCAGTCTGGGACGAGCCCAAGGCTGGACATACGACGGCCGACACATATGGCGAATACTTAGACGGGACTGTCACGGGAATCTCTGGCGGGGCTGGAGATACGACAGTCAGTGCTACAGCCGCTTCTGCCATTGCCTCGGCGGTGTGGAACGCAACCGGCTCAGCGCACACGAGTGCGGGGAGTTTCGGCGCTCGCCTGAACGTATCAATCAACAGCATGACGGCCAATGCGATCGGTCCTGTCACGCTCGGCTCAACTTCACAGTCCGCACTGGTGAGCGCGATCACGGCTGGGTCTATTGGTGCGGTGACTGTCGGCTCCACGTCCTCGAGTGCTATCGCAACTGCGACACAGGCCCTCGCGCTCACACTCGGGTCAACTGCAGTGGCAGCAATTCAGAGCGGCCTCGCATCGCAAGCCAGCCTCGACACGCTCGACAACTTCGTAGACACCGAGGTTGCAGCGATCAAGGCGAAGACAGACCTGCTGACGTTTAACACCGCAGGCTCTGTCGCATCGAACATCACGCACGTTATCAACGACCCCGTCCAGACCAACGGCGCCACAGATACCAACTGGGGCGGCGCGCCGTAAATGGGCTGGGCTTCAGGCGCATGGGCTACTGGCGCATGGCGTGGCACAGCGTGGGCAACAGCGGATGCTCTGGTAGAGGTACCGGATGTTGTCGGTGAGACCAAGGCAGCAGGCACTGTAACCCTCGAAGGCGATGGGTTCGTTGTTGCGGTTAGCGAGGAATACAGCAGCTCGATCCCTGCGGGGATCATCATCTCGCAGAGCCCGACAGCCGGAACGCAAACGTTCTCCGGCACAGTTGTTCGCATTGTCGTATCGCTGGGTGAACGCTCTGATGGCGCCGGCAGCAACAAGAAACGCCGCCGCTATTACGTTGAGGTTGATGGCCAAGCGTTCGAGGTCGACAGCGCCCAGCAGGCGAGTCGCATTCTCGAGCGCGCTAGAGAGCTTGCAGTTGAGGCAGCACAGGAAGCCGCCAAGAAGGTCGAAGTCAAGGCAGCGCGAGCCACGAAGCCGCGGCCCATCAAGCTCCAAGCTCCGAAGATCTCAGCAAGTCCTGAGCTCAAGTTAGACCTTGCTCCGATACGCCAAGAGATCGCACAGATCTACGACAGCGCAGCGGCTCTCGCAGAGATGCGGGTGTTACTGCAGCGCGCGATGGATGAGGACGAGGAAGAGACCATTCTGTTGTTGATGTGACGAATTGCGCGAAAGCGCTACAGAGCGAAGGGTTCCGGTTGGGCGCCCCATATCCGCAAGCATGTCTATGCCCGGATGGTTCGAGAGAACGAGGGCCACCTTGAACAAGTGGCAAACCGGTGGCAGTCGGGAAAGACCGGCGCATCTCAAATTGAGTGCAACTCGCCGTCGTCCCCGGAGATGGGGTGATGCGTACACGATCTGCACCTCCGGGTGACCGTTGTGGTCGGACTGGGTGCAACTCCCAGCGATGGCGTGATTTTTAGTGACCAAGCTTTCTAGCAGTCACAAGAGGATATGTTGAATCAATGGGCGCACCGGTAGGGAATCAGAACGCAGCCAAGGCGAAGGTTTGGCATGCCGCAATCCTGCGTGCGTTGGACAAGCGCGGCGCAGGTGATCGCGTAGCGGCACTGGATGAGTTGGCGGGGAAACTTCTTGAGCTTGTAGCTACAGGCGACCTCGCGGCACTGAAGGAATTTGGCGATCGGATGGACGGCAAACCCGCTCAGGCGGTTGCTGTCTCTGGTGATGGCGAAGGCGGACCAATTCAGCACTCGCTGACCGTGGGCTATGTTGATCCAGCTCCCGCGGAAACTTGAGCCGTTACGGCATTCCAAGCGCTACAAGATCATTCGAGGTGGGCGCGGCTCTAGTAAGAGCTGGAGTGTCGCGCGTCAGTTACTGATCGATGCAGCGGAGAAGCCGCTACGCATCCTGTGCGCTCGTGAGATTCAGAACACGATTGCAGAGTCCGTTCATCGTTTGCTGTCTGACCAGATAGCAGCAATGGGCTTGGCTGACTTCTACCGCATCCAGGACAAGGTGATCACTGGCCGCAATGGCAGTGAGTTTGTGTTCCAGGGCATTCGCGGTCTGGACGTCGTGAAGATCAAGTCCTTCGAGGGCGTTGATCGCGTTTGGGTCGAAGAGGCGCAGGTTGTCACCAAGAAGTCTTGGGACATCTTGGAGCCGACGATTCGAAAACCAGGCTCTGAGATTTGGGTGACGTTCAACCCAGAGCTTGATACGGACGAGACTTGGCAGCGCTTCGTCGAAAACGCGCCGGGCGATGCTGTCGTGATTGAGATGAACTGGCGTGACAACCCTTGGTTCCCGCCAGAGCTAGAAACGCTTCGCAAGCAATGGTTAGCACGCGACCCAGAAGGCTACGAAACCGTATGGGAGGGCAAGTGCAGGCCCGCGGTAGAGGGCGCGATCTACCGCAAAGAGATCGAGACAATGACGCGCGACAAGCGTCTGCGTCAGGTCCCTTACGATCCATTGCTCAAGGCCCACACGGTGTGGGATCTGGGCTGGAACGATCTCACCTCCATCATCATGGTGCAGCGCTGTGGCGGTGAGCTGAGAATTATCGACTTCATCGAGGAGTCGCATCAGACGCTGCCTGATTACGTCCAGCAGCTCAAAGAGCGCAAGTACAACTGGGGCACTGACTATCTGCCCCATGACGGCGACAGCGCCCGCCTGGAGTCCTCTGGGCTCTCAGCGCGCGACATCCTCACGAAGCTTGGCCGCAACGTCTCCATCATCCCAAAGGGCGATGTAGAGGCTGGCATCAAGGCCGCGCGCGTGGTGTTCGGCCGCTGCTATTTCGACAAGGACAAGGCCACAGGGCTGGTCGGCCATCTCAAGCGCTATCGCCGACAGATCAACCAGACGACCTTGGAGCCTCAAGGCCCGCTGCACGATGAGCACAGCCACGCAGCGGACGCCTTTAGATATCTGACCATGGTTGCGGACAAGTTCACGAATGACGACGACGGCTGGAATCGCAAGCTTAAGTATTCGAACGCAGGAATCGTTTAGTGCCTGATACAGACCGCCTACTTGCTGCCATTGATGCCGCAGAGGCGGACTCCTATGGCTCAGATTCAGACGGTGATCTGTCCTCTGAGCGCGCCCATGCGGTAGATCAATACCTCGGCAAGCGCACGATCTCGGCGCCCGATGGTCGTTCACAGGTCAATGACCGATCTGTCTACGAGACCATTCAGTGGATCAAGCCATCGCTCACGCGCATCTTTGCCAATGGCGATGATGTCGTAGAACTGCCGCCTGTTGGCCCCGAGGATGAGGCGGCTGCCAAGCAAGAGTCTCAGTACCTCAATCACATCGTTCTGCAGAAGAACAATTGGTTCGAGACGTTCGACACGGCGAGTTCCGATGCGCTGCTCACGAAAGCGGGCTACCTGTATCCGTACAAGAAGGTTCGCCGGCAAGTAGAGATTGAGAAGTACGAGCGCCAGACTCAGGAATCGCTCGCGCTGATCATGGAAGACGAGCCTGACATCGTGGACCTGGAAGAGTACCCAGACCCCGATTACAAGGAGCCGCCTCCGCAGATTGATCCGATGACCGGCGTGCCCATGCCGCCCCCGCCTGCTCCGATGCTGTACGACCTTCAGGTCAGGCAGGTTAAGGAGGACGTTCACTTCTGCATCGAGGTGTTACCGCCCGAGCGCTGCAAGATCGCAGAGACGACGAAGACGGTACAGCTCAAGGACTCGTCCTACTTCGAGTACTACGACTACCAGACGATCTCAGAGCTGCGCCAAGACGGCTTTGAGGTTGAGGACGACATCTCGGACGGGGATGGCACGGACACCGAAGAGGACATTGCTCGCGATCAGTACAGCGAGAGCAACTGGACGGCCGATAAGCCAGCTGATCCGTCCATGCGTCGGGTCAAATGCCGCTGGATCTGGATCAGGCACGACTACGACGAGGACGGCATTGCAGAACTGCAGTACGTCATTCGCGTAGGTCAGCACATCCTGCATCGTGAGGAAGTAAACCGCATTCCGATTGCGGTGCTGTGTCCAGACCCGTTGCCCCATCGTCACGTTGGCCTGTGCCCAGCGGATAGCGTGGGCGAGATCCAGGACATCAAGACGGTGATCCTGCGTCAGGGCTTGGACAACCTGCAGCTGTCCAACAACCCTCGCACCTACGTCAATCCCTCGATGGTGAACCTCGACGACGTGCTCGTATCGCGCCCGGGTGGTGTTGTTCGCGGTAAGGGCATCTTCGGCCAGGACATTGCACCGATGCCGGTGCCGTTCGTGTTCCCGCAAGCAATGGAAGGCTTGGAGTACATGGACCAGATCCGTGAGAACCGCACGGGCACCAATCGCTACTTCACTGGCATCGACCAGAACGCCATGAACAAGACGGCGACTGGCATTCAGCAGCTGTCAACGATGGCGGCGCAGCGCGTCGAGCAGATCGCGCGTCATTTCGCCAACGGCATCGAGGAGCTGTTCTCAATCCTTCACGAGATCATCATGAAGGGCGGGCACAAGAACGATGTCGTCAAGCTCTCTGGCCAGTGGGTAGAGATCGACCCGACGCAGTGGAAGAAGCGCACTGATTTCCGCATCTCGGTTGGATATGCGGCTGGCAACAAGGACGCACTGGTTGCGCGTCTCACGATGATCGCGCAGATGCAAGAGCGCGCGATGGCTGGTGGCCTGCCGATCGTGCGACCTGAGAATCTTTACGAGACTGCGATGGAGCTGACTAAGGCCAGTGACTTTTCGGCGCCGAACCGCTTCTGGACCGACCCAAAGACTGTTCCCCCGCCGCAGCCGCCTCAGCCGGATATCACGGTCATGGCCGCCGAGCAGGAGAACACCAAGCGCACGATCACGGCGAAACAGCTGGATGTCGAGCAGAAGGAGCGCGACAGCATCCGGGACTTCGAGCTGAAGAAGTTCGAGATAGAAACCCAGGCGCAGTCCGCCATGGAAGCCGAGCGCTTGCGCATCGAAAGCGCGCACAGCCTGGAGGACAAGAAGGCCAACAATCAGGCAGGGCTCAAAGCCATCGAAGGTCATCACGCATCGCAGCTCGAAGAAAAGCGCCTTTCGCACAAGACCGACACGAACAAGATCAGCTCGCAGGTCGATGAACTCTCGCAGACCGTGGCTGAAGGGCGCGAGGTGATCGGCGAACTGCAGCAGCTCATCAAGACCCTCGTTACGGCCAAGCGACAGATCCGCAGGGGCAAGGACGGACGCGCAGAAGGCGTGGATATCGTCGGTGATGACGGCGCTGTTATCGCCTCTCAGAAGGTACAGCGAGGCCCTGATGGGCGCGCGATCGGTACGGCATGAGCGACCTTGCTACTGATATTGATCGAGGAGCAAGAGCCCAGACTCTGCTCGCCAATCCCACTCTCTCCGAGGCTTTTGAGTTGGTCGCTCAGGCGATCCACCAAGCATGGGAGGCGTGCCCCGTGCGTGACGCGGAGGGACAGCAGGTCCTCAAGTTGCAATTGAAGTTACTCGGCGATGTTCGAGCCAATCTCGAGCAAGCCATCACCGACGGAAAGTTGGCATCGATCGAAGTCGACCGCCGTCACAAAGCCAAGCTCTCGGACTTCAGAGTCCAAAGGTAATCCATGCTCGAACAGACCTCGCCTGAGCAACCCTCCGGGGACTCGGGTTCTCTCCCGTTGGAAGATCGTGTTAGCAATGCGCTATTCGGTACGCCGAAACCGCAAGCAAAGGCTCCGCAGCAAGAGCCAGAACAGACGCAAGAAGCGCCTGAAGTTGAGGCTACACAGGAAGCATCCGAGCCGGTAGAGGAGACGTTCGAGTACGAAGCAGAGGGTGAGAAGTACATTCTCCCCAAGAAGCTCGAGAAGAGCTTCATGCAAGAGCGTGACTACACGCAAAAATCCCAGGCACTCGCCGACCAGCGGCGACTCGTAGAACACCGCGAGCAGCAATTCCGCATCCGGGAACTGCAAGTGAAGTTCGATGGCGAAGTCGCGAACGAGGTTCGGCAACTCCAGATGATCGACCAGATCTTAGATCAGCCGATCGATTGGAGATCCATGTCAACGGATGAAGCACTCCGGCACAAGCTGGAGCTCGACGGCTTGGAGAAACAGAAGGCCAAGCTACGCGAGACGCTTCAGCAGAAGTGGGGTCAGTTTCAGCAGCAGACAAAGCAGCAACGCGATGAACTGCTGAACACGGCACGCGAGACGCTGAAGAAGCGCATTCCGAACTGGAGCGATGACATCGCGAAGCAGATTCGCGAGCACGCAAGGAACGAAGGCTACAACGAAGTCGAGTTGAGCTCCGTCGAAGACCCGCGCCAAGCAATCACGCTGTGGAAGGCGATGCAGTTCGATCAACTGCAAGCGAAGGCCACACCCGCTGTGACGCAGGCGAGGGCTGTCAAGACGACCTCGGCAAAACCGATGCCTCCGGCCACCAAAGACTATTTGAATTACCGCAAAGCGCTCTCTAAGACCGCCGAGAATTCGCCCGAAAGGCGAAAGGTGGTTGAGGGCCGCGTTGCCTCAATCTTTTCGAGGTAGAAAATGGCACAGATTACCGGTACTACGTGGACGCACGCCACGGCTAACTCTCAGACCTACGCATCCAACATCCGCGAGGATGTCGAGGATGTGATCTGGGAACTGGACCCCATGGATACGTGGGCGCTCACGAACCTGGAGCGCACGAAGGCGCAAAGCACGTTCCACGAATGGCTGGCAGATGATCTTGCAGCGGCTGGCGCGAACCTCATCCGCGAAGGTGACGATGCAACTTACGTCACGGCTGCCCCGGCTCGCCGCCTGGGTAACTATCTGCAGATCAGCAACAAGACCTTCATCGTGTCCGACACGTTGGAGGCGGTGAACAAGATCGGCCGCGAGAAGGAAACGGGCCGACTCGGCACGAAGCTCCTGAAAGAGTTGAAGCGCGACATGGAATACGCGCTGGTTCGTAACCAAGCGTCCTCGCTCGGTCAGGAAGCCACTGCGCGCGCCTCTGCGGGCATGGAGAGCTGGATTGAAGGTCCAACGACCACGACGGCAGGTGAGCTTGCGAACGTTGTGTCCGCAACGACCAACGCCGCTTCCCACACGACTCCTGGCTTTGCCTCTGGCACGGTCGCAGCGCCTACGGACGGCACGACTGGCGCCCTTACGGTGGGCCAGCTCAATGCGGCTCTCGGTGGTTCGTGGCAGGACGGTGGCGATCCGCGCGTGATCCTGGTGGGCGCACGGCAGAAGGCTGTGATCGACCAGTTCACGGGTGTCGCAACTCGCTTCGTCGATACGAGCCCGCGCAAGCAGGCCCCGATCATCGGCGCCGCGAATATGTACGTCTCGAGCTACGGCTCACCGCACGTGGTGACGCTGTCTCGCTACGTGCGTGACTCGGTCGTGCTGTGCATCGATCCGGACTACTGGGCGGTTGCCTTCCTGCGTAACCCGCAGATCAAAGATCTCGCCAAGACCGGCGATGCAACGAAGAAGTTGCTGGTCACGGAGTTCGGTTTGGTATGTCGAAACCCCAAGGCTTCTTCGAAAGTCGTTGGCTGCGCGTGATCTGCATAGTTGGTCACGGGCCTTCGATCCTTACGGGTCGCGGGTCCGTGATCGACTCTATGCAGGTGGTCAGGCTGAAGCATGGTCTAGCGATCAAGCCAAAGCCTGATCCGATTCACTGGGGGGCGCGCACGGATTTCCTCTGTGCGCGTTCTCTCGTGTATCGCGATGAGAAACACAAAGAGAAGTTCTGGCACTTCAACGATGACCCCGAGTGGTTGTCGTACTTCTCACGATTCGAGCCGCGACACCCAAAGCCATCCACAGGCTTGAGTGCAGTGTTCTGCGCCATCGAGCGCGGCTACGACGATATCGCACTGATCGGCTTCGACCGATTGCTAAACCTCGATGACACGAAGAGCAGGCGCTGGAACGAGCCGAGCATGTACAGCATGTACGGCCACGACCAACGCGCCGAACACGAATGCCTGAAGAGTCTGCCGATAAGGATCACTGACCTTGGCCAAGTTTCTCGACTGGGACCCGCTGCGGGGAGTTCAGCAGCTTGAAGATACGACTGACGTAGCGGGCCGTGGGGCGCTGCAGATCCATTATCGCCAGGACGTTGAACCGATCCTCGAGCTCGCGAAATACGAGCGCTTAAACGGCCTGAGCGACAAGGCAGGCAAGAAGCAAGACCTGTACCTGTACGCGCGCATTCCGCCCGTAATCATCCTCAAGCTCAAGTACGAGCACGGCGTCGACATCTTCAAACGCGATCACCTCAAGCGCGCGATGGAGATCATCAACCGGGACTACCCCGCGTTGAAGTGCACTGAGAAGCAACACTTTCTGAAGAACTAAATGGCTCAAGTCCTCCAATTGCAGGCACAGAAGAAAGACGAGACCTACGTCTCACGCGTCCGCAAGCTCATGGAGGCTGGCGAGGTTGACGACGCCTACAAGATCCTTGATGAGATCTTGATGAAAGATCCGACCAATGCACAGGCGCTGTGCTTGGCCTCGGACATCATGAAGAAGGCGAAGAAACTGCCGATCGCGTACTCCCTCGCGAAACAGGCGGCAAGCATCTGTCCCGAACGACCAGAGCCATGGAATGCGGTCGGGCACGCTGCACAGTTGCTGTGGCGACTGGATGAGGCGCAGCAGGCATATCGCAAGGCACTGCAGCGCGCCGTATCGAAAGAGCAGAAGACGCTCTACAAAAACAACATGGCCTCCGTCCATCTCGACGCAGGCGAATTCACGAAGGCGGAGAAGCCTTGTCGTGAAGCCCTGGAGCTGATGGAGGACAACAACACCCGGCACAACCTGGGGCTGTCCTTGCTGGCTCAGCGACGATGGAAAGAGGCATGGCCGAATTACTCGGCATCGATCGGCTCGCCCCGGCGCCTCAATTACAAGTACATGAAGCCGGCTGAACCGACATGGACCGGCGAGAAGGGGCAGAAGATCGTTGTATACGGTGAGCAGGGGCTAGGTGATGAGATATGCGCCGCCTCGATGCTCCCTGATGCGATTCGTGATTCACGCGAAGTAATCATTGATTGCGATCATCGGCTCGCTAATCTGTTCAAGCGATCGTTCCCGCAGGCGAAGGTCTACGGAACGCGCTGGAAGAAAGAAATCGCGTGGGCAGAGGATGACCGCAAGATCGATGCGTCCGTCTCTGCGTTCGAACTCGGCAAGATTTATCGCAACGCCGATGAGGACTTTCCAGGCACGCCATATCTCACGCCAGACCCCGAACGCGTGCTGATGTGGAAAGCGCTGTTCGCCACGAAGAAGAAGCCGGTCATCGGCATCGCCTGGACCGGTGGCGTTTGGCACAACGCCTCGATGCATCGACAGCTCCCGATCGCTGAGTGGAAGCCTCTCTTCGATGCCGTAGACGCTCATTGGGTGTCGCTGCAATACAAGGACGCATCCAAGGACATCGTAGGTACCCCAGTCGTCCAGTACGCGCACGCAACGCTGACGCAGGACTACGACGACACCGCCGCACTGGTCGCCTCCTGTGACCTCGTGATTGGCGTGCAAACGAGTGTTCATCACCTGGCAGGTGCGCTGGGTGTTCCCTCTTGGGTCTTCATCCCCAAGGTTTCCCAGTGGCGCTATGGAGAAGGCTTCACCACTGTCCCCTGGTATCGCTCGATGAAGCTGTATCACCAGCAGGGCGGCCAATGGCCAATAAAGAGCATCGCGAATGACCTTAAGTCCCACTTTCATCAGTCCTGAGTACAGGGCTCAGCAAGAGCACCTGCACAACACGACTAACTACGGCATAGCATCGATCAAGTACGCAGCACTCGTCACGCAGATCATCGACAAGCTCGAGATCACGCATCTACTCGACTACGGCTGTGGCAAGCGGATGAACCTCGCTAAGCACATCAAGCCCAAGCACAAGCTCACGTACCAAGCGTACGACGCGGGCGTTCCGGAGCTTTCAGAGCCACCGGCACCCGCTCAGTTGGTGTGCTGCATCGACGTGTTAGAGCACATAGAGCCCGAATACCTGGACAACGTGTTGGATCATCTGCACTCACTCACCGAGGCGGTTGCCTTCCTGACGATCCACACGGGACCCGCTGCGAAGGTGCTGCCTGACGGGCGCAATGCACACCTGATCCAGCAGCCGATGGAGTGGTGGCTGCCGAAGATCATCCAGCGCTTTGAGATCCAGACGATTCAGGCAACGCATGCGAATGCGTTCCACTGCATCGTTCATCCGAAGACGAAGATCGAAGCCGTGGACGGTACGAAACTTTCAGCATGAGCGTAATACCCTGCTACGTCGGCTTCGATCAACGCGAGGCAACTGCATATCACGTGTGGTGTCAGAGCGTGATTGAGCGATCCTCGCAGCCGGTCGCTTTCATTCCCTTGCATGGACCGCTGTTGCAAAACTTCGACGGTCAGCAGGACGGCACCAATGCGTTCATCTATTCGCGCTTTCTGGTTCCGTACCTGTGTGGCTACGAGGGCTTTGCGTTATTCGTGGATGGCGACATGGTGGTGCTGGAAGATATCGCGAAGCTGTGGGAGCTGCGTGATCCATCGAAAGCGCTCCAAGTCGTGAAGCACGATTACAAGACCAAGAACCCGCGCAAGTACATCGGCACTCCGATGGAGTCTGACAACCTCGACTATCCAGGCAAGAACCGCTCGTCTGTGATGCTGTTCAACTGCGCACACCCGAAGAACCGCAGGCTCACCAAGGAGCTTGTCGGAGAGGCGGGCGGACAATTCCTGCATCGCTTCTCCTGGTTGTCGGATGAGGACATTGGCGAATTGCCACCGCAATGGAACGCACTTGCACTGGAGCAGGATCTGTCATGCGCATCGTTGATCCACTACACCTGCGGCATACCGGCGTTCGATCACTACCAGCATAGCGATGGCGCTGACCACTGGCATCGCGCCAAGCGCAACGCAATGCACGTTGTAGGTGAGTAATGGCGATTATCTCGGATTACGCAACACTGCAGACGGCGGTGGGGGATTGGCTTGCCCGCAGTGACCTGAGCTCGTTCATCCCTAACTTCATCCAGAACTGGGAATCGGACTTCTACCGAGATCCCGAGAACTGGGCCTCGTGGATGGAATCTGCGCTAAGCGTCACGATCACCAACAGCGTCGCCGCAGTCCCGGACGACTATCTCGGCCTAAAGATTGGTTACATCTCTGGCCAGACATCGCCGCCGCTCAAGCGCATCTCACTCGACCAGCTTTACCAGCGCTATCCGCGTGCTGTGAGTGGCGGGCAAGCCGCGTATGTCGCTCGTAACGGCGCCAATCTCGAGTTTGGCCCGATCCCTGGTAGTGGGACGCTCGTCGGCACCTACTACGCAAAGCCAACGCTCATCCGCGATGACAGCGACGGAATCAACTTCCTGATCACCGATTGCCCGGACCTCTGTGTCTATGGCTCGCTCATCGCCGCGGAGCCGTTCGTGAAGAACGACAAGCGCCTTGGGCTGTGGCAGCAGATGTACGCAGGTGCATTGCAGTCGTATCGCAAGCGCTTCAAGGAAGAAGACTACAGCGGCTCGCCGCCAAATACGGTTGTCGTCTAGTGCTCGTAGAAGACGGTCGAGTAATGTTCGGCGAGTGGCTGCCGGATCTGCCAGAGCTCGATAACCCCGGCTTAGTGGAAGCTCGCAACTGCATCCCGGTGGATGACTACTACACGGACTTTCCGGAGTTGTCGCCGTCTGGCTCTACGCTTGCCTCAACCGTGCTTGGTGCGTTCGCGGCGGTGGACAACATCGGCGAGCCAGAAATTTACGCAGGCACGGCGACTAACATTTACGAGCGTGTCGGCACCGCCTGGACCGCTCGTTCTGCTGTAACCCTCAGTGCCGCCGCTTACTGGCAGTTCGCACAGTTCGACGACAAAGTCTTCGCCACCGACTACAACGACGACGTTCGTTACAAGACCATTGGATCGGCGTCGGATTTTACAACGCACGGATCAGCTCCAAACGCCCGTCAGATCGGCGTTATCAATCGCTTCCTCTTTCTTGGGGATCTCGATCAAGGGTCCGGTTCTGTTCCCTACGCGGTGCAGTGGTCGTCCATTAACGATCCGACTGACTTCCCAACGCCTGGCACCTCCACTGCACGGGCAGAGCAAGCGGGCCAGCAGTACCTACAGGCCGAGCATGGAGCTGTAACCGCAATTGCTGGCGGGCAGTTCTGGGGCATGGTGTTTCAGAAGCGAGCCATCACACGCTTCTCCTACGTTGGCGGCGACATCGTTTTCCAGATCGACAACTTCGAGCGCTCTCGCGGGTGTTGGGCGCCGCGGTCACATATCCAGGTCGGCAATGTCTCGTACTTCTTCGCGCATGATGGTGTGTATGCGACGGACGGGCAGGTCGTAAGCCCAATCGGAGACGGCAAGGTCAATCGCTGGCTTACCAGCCGCTTGAATCAAGGTGGCCTAGACGATGTGACGTCCGGTGTCGACTGGGAGAACAAGTGCGTTTACTGGCTGTTTCCGACAGTCGGCTCCACCCCGGACACGCTGTTGATCTACAGCCTCGTACGCAATCGCTTTGCGTGGGCACAACAGTCCGCTCAGATGGTCTTTCCTGCGCTGACTGTCGGCATTGATATGGACAGCATGGACGCGTTGTACCCGAGTCTTGATGCGTTGGGCCTCACGCTCGATTCATCTTTGTGGCAGGGCGGCGTTCCGTCGGTGATGGGCTTCGAGGGCGATCAGCTCGGCGCGTTCAACGGGAGTTCTCTCTCCGCTGTTTTTGAGACCGGTGAGCGCGATGAAAACCCCTTTGGCTATCTCTTCATTCGCGGCATCCGTCCGCTCGTAACTGGAAGCCCGACCGGCGTCTCTGTGTCTATCGCCACGCGAAACACGCTGGACAACGCATCCAGGACATTCGGAACGGATGTCACTCGCACCTCGCGCACTGGCGTGTGTGATTTCAGAACACAAGGCCGATATGTGTCTTCGCGACTCACGCTCGCGGGCGGATTCGAACGCGCCATGGGCCTTGGATTCGATGTAGAGGCCGGCGACCAAGTGTGATTTGCAAGATTGACTCTGACCAGATCGAAAAGAACTGGTCAGAGATTGAGCCGTTTCTTGAGTTCGGCTCACTCGAATGGACGCCGCAGTACGTGAAGCAAGAGCTGATCGCTGCACGAGCTCAGCTTTTCTGTATCGCCGACAGCCGCATTCGCGGAATCGTCATCACGCAAATCATCACACAGCCCCACAAGTGGGGGCTTCTTTGGATTGCATCGGGTCGTGGCCTGAAAGAAGGCATGGCGATGTTGCTAGAGCACATCGAGCCATGGCTGTGGGCGCAGGGCTGTGAATTTATACAGATCGTTGGGCGTAGAGGCTGGAAGGTTTTGCCTGGCTACAAAGCGAGGAACGTTGAGATGTTCGTAAAGGTGAAGCAATGAGTAGCGGCGGCTCGAAGAACCAGAACGTTACGCAGACGAGCAATCCTCCTGCATATCTTCAGCCATATCTGACTGAGGCCGCGACCGGTGCTGCGGGCCAGTATCACCAGGGGCCGATGCAGTACTACCCCGGCGAAACCGTTGTCCCATTCGCGGGCGAGACGAACGCTGCGTTGGGCGGAATTGCATCGCGTGCGCAGAACGGTTCGCAGGTCAATCAGGCTGCATCGAGCTACGCGGCAAACACACTTGGGAAGACCCCGACGACGCAGTACGGCTCTGCACAAAATCCCTTTGCGACCTCAGCAAACCCCTTCGGCGGCGCGAGCAATCCTTACCTCGATAGAACGTTCAACAAAGCAGCGGACTCGGTACAGAACAGGCTTTCGTCACAGTTCGCCGGCAGTGGCCGCAATGTAGATGCATCGCGTGCTGCGCAGTCATCCGAGATGAACGACCTTGCGACGAACATCTATGGCGGTGCGTATGAGAACGAACGCAACCGGCAGCTCCAATACGGATCACAGCAGTTAGGAATCGGCGCGCAGGGCTACGAGCTCGAGCGCGATCGTGGTGCGAACGACATTCAGCAGCAGCGCCAGCAACAGCTCGGCGTCGCAGGCATGGCCTCGGGCATCGCGAATCAGGACTACGTTGACCTCGATCGACTACGCGGTGTTGGCGCAGAGCGTGAAGACTTGACTGGGCGGCAGATGGAAGACGCTGCAGCCCGGTGGGACTACGGACAGCAGGCTCCTGGCCTTGCGCTCGATCAGTACATCACGCGCCTGCAAGGTCAGCCTGGGTCGCAGGTGTCCACGTCGACGCCGATCTATCGCAATCAAGCTGCGGGCGGACTCGGCGGTGCGATGGCTGGCCAGCAGATTGGCAGTCAGTTTGGATACGGCGGGTACGGCGCTGCTCTTGGTGGTCTGCTTGGGTACTTCGGAGGGTAAATGAGCTTCTTCGAAGACGCATTCCTGTGGCCGCAAAAATTGACGAGCGGCAGCGGACGCAAAGGCTTGCTCGATGACATCAAGAACGGCACCGGTGCCGCCAGTATGGGCAGCCCACTACATGGCCTCACTGCCGGGTACAAAATTCACGAGCTGATGTCGCCGTCGGTCCACAACTGGGATCGCTTGCAGGACTTCCGCGACAACGGTTCAGACGGAATGCTGTCTCGCTCGCGCGACCAGTTCCACGACTACACAAAAGAAGCCTGGGATAACAACTGGCCGGTCGTTGCGGCATACGCAGGCGGCCTTGCAGCGGGAGGCGGCGGGGCCAGCGGTGCAGCTGGTGGCGCCAGTGGAGCCGGCAACGCTGCGGCAGGC